GTATCGGCGCATCGCCGAGAAGAAAAACGTGCGCACCGAGGACGGCGGTCTGTCGATCGTCGCCAATCTCGAGTACGCGCAGAACACTACCTACCAGCGGTACAGCGGCTATGACGCCCTGACCATTGACCCGGTGGACGTTATCACTGCTGCGGAGTATCCGTGGCGGCAGGTGGCAGTTCACTTGGCGGCGTCCGGTCGTGAGATCCGCGTCAACAGTGGCAGATCCGCCATCTTCAACTTGGCGAAAGCCAAGCTGCGCAACCTCATCCACTCCTTCGCCAACGGCATGTCGCAGGACCTGTACTCGGCAGGCACCGCAACCAACCAGATCAACGGCCTGCAGGCCCTGATCGCGGACGCGGGCACCGGTACGGTCGGCGGCATCAACAGCTCGACCTGGACGTTCTGGAAGAACATCGTTCAGTCTGCGGCCTCCCCGTTGCAGGGCGGCGCCGGCATTACCCCGGGTTCGGGCACTATGGAATCGCTGATGCTTCCTTTGTGGCTGAAACTGACCCGCGGCGCTGACAAGCCGGACCTGATCGTGTTCGACGAGATCTACTACTCGTACTACGAGCAGAGCCAAACCTCGCTGAAGCGGTACGCGCCGAGCGACGACGGCAAAGGCGGCATGATCGCGCTCAAGTATAAGTCGGCTGACGTGGTGCACGACACCGCGGCTTCCGGTATCCCGGCTAGTCACGGCTACTTCATCAACACCGACTATATCGAGATGGTCGTTCACAAGGACGCGAATCTGGAAATTCTCGACGACAAACGCTCGCTGAACCAGGACGCAGTGGTCAAGCCGGTTATCTGGATGGGTAACATGGTGACCAACGCACGCTTCCTGCAAGGCGTGATGAAGGCGTAAGGGGGGCACTCACATGGCATTTAATCTCATCGCATACGAAACCCGCACGCTGACGGACAACACGGCGACGTCGCTGTTCACGTTCGAGCTGCCCACCACGCTGGACGCGTTGGGCGGCCGTGTCGACTACCACCTCTACGTCACCGATGGCACGGATGTCCAAAGTGTGGCTGGTAGCTTCCTGTTCTCCGGCGTCAACAAGGCAGGCACGTTGACCGTCGAGCGCAATAACGCTGACGGCACCGCGTCGGACCAGGACGCAACGGCTGTATCCGCGGGCACTGCTACGATCGTTCCCAGCATCGCGGCTTCCGGCACCACGGCTACGGTCAGCTTCCTTAGCAACACCTCGCTCACGCCGACCACGATGCAACTGCGGTACATAGTTCGGTGGTTCTCGAATGGTACGGCTAACAGCCGCGTCATCCCGATAACCTTCGTCAACGCTTAAGGACACATCAAGCCACGGACTGGCATTTCGGCCCGCTACGCCCTGTAGCGGGCCGCCCTACACTTGGAGCATTCAATGGCTACGACTTGCGTTTCGGTCTTTTATCCCCGCGGCCAGGTCGCCTTGGCTGCGACCACCACCACTTCCCGAGCCACGCTGTCCGGTAACGGCGAGCTGGGCGGGTCAATCTGTCAGGTTCGCAACCGCGGCCCGGCGCTGGCGTACATCAAGTTTGGTTCCGTGTCCGTCGAGGCGGCTACCACCGATCTTCCGATCGAGGTCAACTCGTGGATCGACCTGCCGATTCCGGGTGGCGCCACCCACGTCGCCGCTATCACTGAGACGGGTGGATCTTCTCTAGCCTTTATCTGCGGGTCCTACTGATGGCACAAGGTGTACTGATCCCAACCACGCCCAGGCTGGTGTACTCGGGGTGTTTCGACACGCGAAACGCCATCAATTTCACCGTGTCTTGGGGCGCTATCACGGCCGCGGACAACGCTGGCAAACTGCAGTTGCAGGGCGCCGGCGCACACGGTATAGACGCCACCGCAGCGCCCGGAGCCGGGATCATTTTATCCGGCACCGGCCTCCCGCTGGGCGTGTACACAATCCTAACCAGGGACTCAGCCAACAACATTACGGTTGACACTCCTTCCGCCGGCGTAAGCGCGGTCGTTGCCCAGATGCCCGCCACGTTCACTTCACCAGCGGCTACCTGGACCACGTTGTCCGTGTCTGACGCCTCGGGGTACCCCCAGGTTACGTCAGCAGGTGTTCACGGCTTGACCACGGCGTCGGTCGGGCGGTTCATTACGTTGACCGGTACCAACTGGCCGGGCCAGTGTATCATCCGCAGCATCGTGAACGTCAACAGCATAACGCTGGACATGCCCTACTCGGCTGGCTTGGGCACTCCGGTAGCTGTAGTGGCGGGGACGGCCACAGCGAACACCCACCCAGTAATCGCCCCGGTCGTCACGTTGGCGGACCTTGGGCCGTGCGGCTCGATTGAGGCGGATATTGTCCTCACGGCAGTGGCAGGGGCAGGCTCGAAATCGATCTCGCTGCGCCCCGGACTGGCTCTCGGCAGCACGACCGTCCCTGGCGGCTACAGCATGACGATAGCCAACACCGTGACGGAAGCCCGGTACAAGCTGGGTGCCTACAACGTCACCGCGGGTCAATTCATTGTCGCGTCGGCGTCTTCCACGGTCGGCACATCCTTCGGGACGGGAACCGGCGCGTCTGTGCTTACCGGCCGGTCGACAACCACCAACACTACTGGCGGGGTAGGCATTTGCGTGGGCACCGCGGATGAAGCCATCCAGGTTCGATACTGCCGAGTCGTTGCTTTCCCAACTATCAGATGACGACCTTAACAATCATCCAGGACGCGCAGGACGCGCTCGGGCTGGTCAAGTCCGACCAGGTGTTCGGCACCTTCGACAACACGGCAAAGCTCATGGCCGCGCTGCTGAACCGGGAGGCCCGGCGGCTCGCGTCGAAGTTCCAATGGCAAGCACTGGTCAAGGAAGAGACGTTCACTACTACCGCAGCAGAGGACCAAGGAGCCCTGGAAACGCTATGCGGCGATGGGGACTACCTGGCCCTGCTCCCGGAGACCGTGTACAACACCACGCTCCGGGTCCCGGTCCGCGGCCCGAACGATCCGCGTACCTGGCAGGACCGCAAGGCGTATCAGTTGTCAGGGCCTTACCCCGAGTATCGCATTCGTGGAGGCTCGCTCCTGTTTTACCCGGTTCCGGCAGCCGGGCAGACGATCCGGTTCGAGTACAAGTCTGCCGACTGGTGTTACAACGTGGTCGCGGGCCCGCCTACGGTCACCACTTGGAAGGAGTACACCACAGCGGACGACGACCAGGTTGTGTTTGACCACGATCTGATGGTGGCCGCAGTCGTCATGCGGTACCTGCAAAAGAACAACCTGCCAGCCAACGAAGGTGAGTACCTGTCCTTGTTAACGTCTCTGCAGCGATCTGAGCGGTCTTCGCAGACCTTGGGCGCCGGCGGACGTCGAAACTACTCCGCGTCCCCCGGCGTGATCTGCCCGGACGGAGATTGGAGTGGCGCGTAAGACCAGCAGCCAACCAGTAAACCTGCCGGCCCCGATCGGGGGCCTGAACACGCGCGACGCTTTCGGTCAGATCCCGAAAGAGGACGCGTTGATGCTGGACAACTGGTTTCCCGCGTTCGGGCGGATTGAAGTCCGCAACGGGTCTGTGACATGGGCCACCGGCCTGGACAACACCGTCAAATCGTTGCTTGTATACAACAGCACGGATGTCGGCAAGCAGTTGTTCGCGGTCACTAACTCCGGGTCCATCTACGACGTGACCGGCAAGGGTACAGTGGGCGCGGCGGTATCCTCAGGCATCTCCGAACCCATAATCCGCTACGTGAACTTCGGGTCCGCGGCCAACCACTATCTGGTGTGTGTCAATGGTGTGGACCCGATGTTCCTGTACAACGGGAGTACGTGGGCGCAAACCGGCACCGACTGGGCACCGACGGTGACCGGCACCACGACGGACACGTTCACCAACGTCACGGCTTGGCGCAATCGGCTGTGGTTCACTGAGCGCAACTCGGCCCGGGTTTGGTACGGCGGCCTGCTGGCAATCGGTGGCGCTGTCACCTCGTTCGATCTGTCTGGGTACCTGAAGCGTGGCGGCTACATCAAAGCTATCGGGACGTTTGCCGCTAGCAACACCGGCAGCTCGCTGGACGAGTTCATAGGATTCATCTCGTCTGAGGGCGAGATTGTAGTATACGGCGGGTCGGACCCGACGGTTACAGGTGAGTTTTACCTTGTCGGCTTGTTCCGCTGCGGCAAGCCTATTGGCTGGAACTGTCTCACCAACGCCTTGAACGAAGCTGTCCTGATTACGGACTCTGGGCTCGTCACACTGTCCGCGCTGCTAGGCGCCGACGTGGAGTCTGCCTGGGGTACGGTGGCGGACAAAGTGCGCCCGGCGCTGGCCGCGGACGCGCTGCTGTACAAGCGGCTTGAGGGCTGGCAATGTGAGTACGCCCCGCGGTCGAACAAGCTGATAGTCAATGTGCCCACGCGTACTGGCATCAAGGCCAAGCAGTACGTCATGAACACAGTGACTAAAGCATGGTGCTCTTTCAGCGGGTGGAATTTAACCTGTCTAGCCTATTTCGACTCGGAACTTTATGGCGGAATAGGTGACAAAGTCTACAAGCTGGATCAACCAGGCGGCGACTTCCAGACGCAAGCCTCCCCCGGCGGGACAGCGAAGACAGCTAAAGCGTTGTGCGCGTACACGCAGACGCCGCACGGCCTTGTGACCAAGCAGTTCCACTTGGCACGAATCTTGATGAACACCGACGGCGGTGTGTCCACGATCAAGCTAGGCGTCAATGTGGATTTCCAGGAAAACGCCCTTCTGGGCGAGCTGGACGTGGGTGTCTCCGCGGGCGGTATCTGGGACGTTGCGCTGTGGGATAACGACGTATTCGGGTACAACGATTCAGTCAACAATCAATGGGTGACGGTTCAGGGTGTTGGTATGGCAGCCGCACTGAAAACTGAGGTCACCGTCAGCTCCCAGTTTGTCGCGTGGCAATCCTGGGAATTAGTATACACCCCAGGCGGAATCCTGTGACGTATCAATTTGACGTTTTCGATCAGCGCAACGCCCTGCAATGGGCGTACGCGCGAATGCCCGACCCCCACCTTCTGTTCATCGACCCAGCGGTATTCGCCCTTCGGTCCCCTAAAGGCGAGTATGGGGCGGTGCTGGTCTTCGACGCATTCGACTACGCCCGCGGCTCGTGCCGGTACAGTGCAGTGGTTGACGACCACAAAGCCGTCACACGGCGCGTAATCCGACTGATGTTTAAGTTCGCGTTTGTCGAGATGGGCATGCGGCGTATAGAGGTCGAGATCTCCGCCGACAACCAGGACAGCTTGTCTGCGGCCAAGCGGTTAGGGTTTAAGCGCGTGGGGACGCGTCGAGCTATGGGCACGGACGGGGTTGCAGACCTTATTGTTTTTGACATGCTGCGGGACGAGTGCCCGTGGCTCCGCGGAGGAAAAGACTGATGGCGGCAGGCGGCGCGGCACCACAAACGAAAGAACAGGGATACGCCCAGAGTCAAGCTGCGGCGTACATGAACCCAAACCTGCAGGCGCAACAGCAGACGGCCAATAATGACCGTGCTGTGCAGCAGGACCTGGCACTAAACCGGTACAACGAGACCAACCCGTACGGTTCCACTAGCTGGAACAAGCAGGTCGACTGGGCCGCGTACTCGAAGGCAATGGACGAATACAACGCACGGTGGCGGGCGCACGGGCAGAACCCGAACAACATCCGGGCGGGCACTCCGTTCACCGAGATCGCTCCGGATCAGAACAAGTACACGACCTGGAGCAAGAGTACCAGTCTGTCTCCGGAACTGCAGAAGCTGTTCGACATCGACGTTAACCGGCAACTGACCAACGCCCCGCGCGTGTCTGAGCTGGATGGCAGTGTATACGACCTGGCCAAGCAAGTGGCGGGCCTCGATGCCAGCGGCAAGTTTCAGGACGTCTACAACCGTATGGGGTCCGCCAACCAGCCACTGCAGGATTTCTACCAGAACTACAACAACCAGGGAAGGCTCGACAACTACAACTCGCTGTATCAGAACCAGCAAGGCGTCTGGAACGGAATGGCGGACTACGCCACACGGGCCGGGCAAGCCACTGCCGGCACGGCCACCGCTGGTTCGGCATCTGCTGGAACTGCGTCAGGGTTCGGCGCAACTGCAGGCCACGCCACCGCCGGGCAGGCTGCCAATCCGTGGAGCAACTGGAATCCGACCGCGGTGCGGGATTCGTCCACGATCAAGAACTATCTGGCGGACGGCCAGCTTGACCCTACCGCGGACTACACCACTAACTACTCGGACCTGCAGGCCAATCCCGAGGTACGGCAACAGGTGATCGACGCGCTGTATCAGCGCATGAACCCGCAGCTCAGCAACAACCAGAACGCGCTCGAGTCCAAGCTGGTTAACATGGGCCTGCGGCCGGGCACCGAGATCTGGGACAAGGAGATGCGGCGCAACGATCAGGCGATGAATGACGCCTACCTGGGCGCGGTCACGCAGGGCGATGCAGCTATGGCCCAGGATTTGCAGACGCAGGCACTCGCCCGCAGCTCCAACCTGTTCCAGGCGCGGCAGAATCAGGACATCGGCAACGAACTATTCGGCCAGCGCAGCGGTCTGGCGAATCAGCGGCAGGCGAACGAGCTGGCGTTGTGGAATGCGGACTATCAGCGGCAAGGGTTGCTGCAACAGGGTGACATCGCGCGACTCACTGGCGAGGGCAACATCAACGTGGCCAATGCTGGCTACACGACTAACGCCAACATAGCCAACGCGAACAACCAGACCGGGGCCAGCATCGCTACGGCGAACAACATGACCGGGGCCAGCGTCGCCAACGCGAACAATCAGACCGGTGCCAGTATCGCCAATGCGAACAACCAGACCGGGGCAAGTATCTCCAATGCGAATAATCAGACCAGCACAAGCGTTGCCAACATGCGCGCGGATCTGGAATCGCAGATGGCAAACCTGACCGGGTACACCAACTACGCGCAAGGGATGCAGGGGTTGCTCGGCAACTACGTGAACACGGTGCAGGGTCAGGACGCGTTCAACGCCAACCTGGCCAACACGCTGGCCAACAGCAACTTAACCGCCGGGAACTCACAGCTGGACGCGCTCAATTCTGGCGTCGGTGCAATGAACGCGCAAGGTTCCGGCCTGCTCGCACTTCGAAACGCTTTACTCGGAGGCTAATCCGTGTCGTACATCGACAACGTCGTATCACAGCTACTCGCATCGCGCGAACCCACGCAGCGTATCAACCCTGCGCGCCCGGTTGATCTGGCGGAGCTATACCAAAACTACGCCGGGTTTCAGAAGGACCAATACAACAAGCGGCAGGCGGAAATGGCTAGCAAGAATAAGGCCATCGCGACAAACGTACAGACCGGCGCTACGCTCATGAGTGCGCTCGCCAACCTGTACGGCTTGGGCAAAGGCGAAGGGTGGTGGGGGCAGTCCGGGCAGGAAGCTCCGACCGCGCAAGGCACCGGCAACCAAGTTAGTTTCGACCAGTGGCGCAGCCGATCGCCCAGCGCGGGGCAGTGGTAATGGCTAACTTTTCGCTCGCATCTCTAGCACAGCTCCTCAACCCGGACAACGGGATCGACCCGGCCGCCAGCGCTTTCGCGCAGCTCGCGAACCGGCTGGGTAACCAGCAGCAGGAGCCGATGGCGGCCGAGTACGGCGGCTGGGTACAAGCCAACCCGGGCGTCATGGGCAACGCGACCCAGGACGTAGGCTCGGCGATCGCCGGCGCACTGTCCCAGTACGCACAGCTCAGGCAGCGTGACCGCATGAAGGCGGAACGCCAGAAAATCACGTCCAAGGACCAGATAGACCCACGCGACCTGATCAACGCTGAGGACCCGGAACTGCGCGGCATTGGCGGCAAGATGCTGCAGTCGAAGGCGCTTACGCAACAGGAGAAGCAGGACCTGCAGGACCAGAACATCGGGGTCCCGATCAAGATCCTGAAGGACGGCAAGCTGAAGTACGCCCAGGCGCGGCGGTACGGGCCGCTACAGGAGACTGGTTTCGACGCACCGGTAGAGTTGCACGATACCCGCCTGGGCGACAGCGTGTACACCCGCCCGCAGATAGGCGGAGTTGAAGGGTACGACCAGTCGCAGCCCATTGCACCGACCCCGGAGAACCCGAAATACGACTCAGACCAGGGCGTGGTGACAGACCCTAACGAAATGTACAGGAACACGCCGCACGGGCAGAACATCCAGCGGAGCCGGCAACAAAGACCGGCTGGCGGGTATGGAACGCTCCCGAACGGTGTACCGCGGGAGATGCCGGAGCGCAACATTCTCCTGCCCAACGGGCGGGTGGACCCGCAGGCGGCTTACCGCGAGTGGGAGAAGCTGACCAATCACGAGTCTGGCGGGCGGCAGAGCGCGGTAAGCCCGCAGGGTGCGATTGGTATAGGCCAAATCATCCCTGAGACTGCGAAAGGTTTGGGCATTGACCCGAACGACCCGGTGCAAAACGTACAGGGCAGCCAGAAGCTGTGGTTACAGCTCCTGGAAGAATCTGGCGGCGACGTGGAATTGGCGCGACGCAAATATCACGGCGGACCCGACCCCAAGAATTGGGGGCCGAAGAACAGAAGATACGTCAACTTAGTGGAGGGGACCCCCGGGTACTCCGACGACGGCGCCGCGCCTAACCCGGCCAAGAACCACGTACAGCCTCCGGAAATTCCGGATATGCCGACCGAAGTGCCTACGCCGGACTCCCCGCTGGGGCGTATGGATCGGTCCCAAATCCCGGGCGTCACCAAAGTTGCCCCCAGCAAACAGGAAAAGGCCACCGCGGTGGAGGCTGAGGACCTGCTGGCCAAGCACAGCCAGTACATGGCCGATCTCAATAGGCTGAATGAGCTGAATGAGCAGATCAACTGGGATTTGGACATTCCCGGAGGGCACGGCAATCTGGCTCGGCTGGCCAAGGATTACGGTCAGCGCAATTTCGGCGGCGCGGAGAACCAGGCCCGGAACGAGTTTAAGCGGCTATCGGAAGCAGTCGTTGGCCCCAACCTTAAAGCTTTGACCGGCGGCGGACAGATCGCCATCCCTGAACAGCTCATGGCGCGCCTAGGTATGGGTCTATCCACTGAGATGGACAAGGAAACAAAACGAAACGCGTTGAAGGATAAGATTGCTGCGGCGAAAGAGTTAGAAGCGCTACTTCGATCCCGTGCGGGCGCAGCACCTACCGGCCCGGCACCGCGCGTCCCGGCGCCTGCCGCACCGACTTCTTCCCTGGACGAGCTGTTGAAGCAACATGGATTCTAACGAACTGTACGACAAAGCGCAGCGGCTGCTTAAGCTGCGAGAGGCGGCCCTCGCCAAAGGGGACTCTAGGCTTGCGGCGCAGGCGGAGGAACATCTCCGCGCGATCCGCGTGCAGATCTCGTCTCCCGGCAACTTTGGCGTGGACGCGCCCAAGGCACCCGCCGAACCTACGCCCGCGCCCGCGCGGCTATCACCGTTCCCCGGCGAGCCCAAGCAGCCCGTATCCCGGGACTCGTTCCTAGCCAAACCCGGCGGGATCACGTTGGCCGGTCTGACCATGCTGCCCAACACGGGCGGTGGCTTTCTAAAGCACGCACTCGTGGATGGCGGCTCAACCGCGGTCATCAACGACCTTGACCGTATGGACAAGGAAGGCTATAGCCCAGACTTGCGCACACTGGGCTCCGGCATCATTGGCGCCGCGGGTGGCTACGCGCTTAACGGTATTCCGCGGTACGCCCCGGGCATGCCCGCAGGGCAGTTCTCTGGCGGCGTTACCGGCGCGAAGGAGATGATTGACGCTGGCGTGCCCATGACCACTGGGCAGGCTGTGGACAAGAACCAGTGGTTGGGGAAAGCGCTGAACAACCTGGAGGAAGCTACCGGCTCGGCGCTGGGTGGCGCTGGCGTGCTGAACGCGCGGAAGAGAGCCCAGGATGAAGGGTTTAAGGTGTTGGCTGAGCGCGTGTCCAATCAAGCTCCCGGCGGCATACCCGGATACGGGCCGGCTAAGACCGCCGACCCGATGGAGTACCTCGGCCAAGTCAACGACAACTTTCACAAGGCGTACGGCGCCGCGCTGGACTACCGCGTGAAGCCTGACGGAACACCGGCCGCCATTTCGGTCCCGAACGATCAGCTGATGAGGTGGCGCGAGGATCAGGGAATTGACGCACTGCCCAAGTTCAGCCCAGAACGTGCGGCGTATGACGCTACCCCGAATCCGGTTGATCCGAACTTTTCGGATCTGCCCTATCCGGGAATGAAGAAATTTCAGCGCGGCTACCGCGACAAGGCGGACCAGTTCGGCAACAAGCAGACCAACCCGAACGCGAACGCTGACTGGGAAAGCGTGAACCGACGCAAGGCCAACGAGGTGATCGCACCGCTCAAAACGCAGGATCGAGCCGCGTACGACGTCCTCAAAGGCCTTGACTCATGGCGTGCCAACACCCAGCCGCTGATCGAAGCGCTAGAGAAGAGTAAAGGCCAGTGGCCGTCGCCCGCGCAGGTAAGCTCTGCGGTCGGCAAGGACATGCCCCGGTTCAAGGAAGCCCCGTTCCTCCGCGGCATGACTGAGAACCTGAACAGCCGAGTGAACAACTCAGGCACGTCCGACCGCTGGCATGCATTGCAGGTACTCACCGCCGCGGCGGGCGCGGGCGCGGGCGGCTACCAAGGTGGCGCCGAGGGCGCGACAGCAGGCGCCTTGTTACCGCTGGCACTGCCGGCGTTGGTCGGAGGGGCATTGACCAGCCAAGCTGGCCGCGCGCTAGGTCTGGGTGCGACTGATCTCATGAACAAACAACTCACGCCCGCCCGTATTGCGGCGATACTTCAACAGATGGATTCGGAGCAGCAATAATGCCTCGCGACATTACCGGCACGTACAACCTTCCCGGAACTGTTAACCCGGTCATCACCGGAACGGCTATCACCGCCAGCTGGGCTAACACAACGCTGGACGATATCGCCGAAGCGCTTACCGAGTCTGCGGCTGCGGACGGTACGACCCAGTTTACAGGCCAGATGAAAGCGTGGGCCGGGACCAGCTCCACGCCTGGGTACGCGTGGGCGGCTGAAACCAACACCGGTTGGTACCGAGCAGCGTCAAACAAGATCGTGTTCGTTGTGGCAGCCGCCGTAAAGTGGGTGTACAACGCCACCAAAACCCAAGTCAACCAGAACATTGACTTTGTCAAGCAATCCGGCTGGCCGGGCACCGCCTCGGCGCACATCGGGCTGCGTATCGCGCCTGACGATGCGACTGCTGGCGTGCCCATGTACGGGTTGATCGGCGAGACGTGGTACACCACGCCCGGCGCGGCTACGCACACGACCACGCCCGGCGCCCGGATGATCGAGATTATGGCGGTCGGCGGCGGCGGCGGTGCGGGGGCACTGCCAGCCACGGCAGCATCTACCACGTATCAGATCACGGCAAACGGCGGCGGTGGGGGCGGCGAGTTTGTTCGCCACATCCTGACCGGCACCCAGGTAGAGGCCACGTACACGTTGTCGATCGGCGCGGCAGGTACGGGCGGTACGGGCGGCGGCGCTGGCGGGAACGGAGGGGCGTCCACCGTGACTGGCGGCACGTCCTCCACGTTGCGTGTAAGTGCCTCGGGCGGCACTGGCAGTGCAGGCGGCACGACTACGGCCACCAACTCCGCCACGGCATACCAGGGTGAAGTGGCTGGTGGCGCAGGAGGAACCGGTGGCACCGGCGACATCAAGATTAACGGCGCTGCGGGGTCACCCGGAACGAAACACGTAGTGCTTACCGGCGGCAACGGGGTAGGCGGTATCGCGCGCGGTGGGGTGGGGGGCGGCTCGGCGTTCCCGTACACATCGAAAGCGTCCGGTATGTCGGCTGCCGGCGCGGGTCCGGGCAATGGCGCCTCGGGCAAGTGGGCGGACCAGAACGATTCAGCGGTTGACGGCAATGACGGCACCGCCGGCGCCATAATCATTCGCGAGTGGGCGTGACATGCCGCGCGACATTACCGGCACATACTCACTCCCCGCCGGGAACCCCGTCGTTTCTGGTGATGTTATCACCAGTGAGTGGGCAAATGACACGCTGTCGGACATAGCGGACGCGTTGACCGAGAGCTACTGCATCGACGGACGCACTCCGTTGGACGGGCCGCTGGAACTTATCAGCGGATCAGCGGTCGCACCATCATTGACCTATCAAGCGGAGACATCTACCGGCCTGTACCGTATTGGCGCAGGCCAGGTGGCGTTCACCGGTTTGTCGAACTACTTGGGTCGTGTGGGCTCGGCGCTGACCGAGTTCTTGACAGACTCGTTCAAGATCAAGAACGCGGCGGGCAGCACGACCCTGCTCGAAACCACGTCGTCCCTGTTCAAGACGCTCAACGTAGAGATTTCAGCGACGTTGATCAAGCTGTTCTCTACCGTGTACACGTTCACCTCGGCGTCGATGTCGCTTGCGCCGACAACGATGGCCACTGTTACGTCTGCCATTACCAACGTGACGGGGGATTCCCTTTATCTTACCGCGAGCACTAGCGGGAATCTGGACAGCCCAAACTTCACGTACACGGGCGCGGTTAGCGTACTGCAGAACAACGTAGCGCGGATAGAGACGGGCGAGACCCGCGTGATCGCGGATTCATCCTGGCCTACCACGCTACGCGGCCTCACCGGACAGTCATATGGTAGCCGCGGCAGTGTAGGTTCCGCTGTGTGTGGGCACTACAAGCGGACAGTGCGCACCGGTTCGGGCACGCACACCGTTACCAACGGCACGCGAATGATTATCGTGGAGCTGGTAGGCGGCGGTGGCGGTGGCGGAACGTGCGGTTCGCAGGCCGCTAACTACGGCGGCCAATCCTGCGCGGGGGGCGGCGGTGCATACTGCTTGGGTATCATAACCAGCATCGCGTCTTCGTATTACGTCACAGTCGGCGCGGGCGGTACTGCCGGTTCCGCGGGCGGGTCATCGTCCATGGGTTCGTTCTCGGCTGGCGGGGGTGCGGGCGGCGCGGCGGCACCCGCTAACCAGTATAACGTTACTGTTCTCATGCCGCAAGTAAGCCTGTTCGGCGGAAACGGTGGGAACGCTTCCGGTGGGCTTATTATGATCAGTGGCGAGGACGGCCAACCAGGGTTTTTTGTAACTCCGGCAGTAGGGTATTCCTCCTACGCGCCCGCGCCCCGTGGCGGCGCCTCTGGCAACGGCTGGGGGTTCGGCGGCTGGGTGTCTTTCTACGGCGGTGGCGGTGGCTCGAACACGCCCGGATATGGCGGTGGCGGTGGCGGGAAAACAGGTGCCGGCGGCAGCCCCACGCAGACGGGGCAGACCGGCGGTGATGGTGTTGTTGTAATCTGGGAGTTCTTCTGATGGTTGATTTCACTGGTGGCGGCCGAGGTAGCTCTGGGGCGGCACCGTCTCAGTTTAGTCGGAACACGGGACCACGCTTCGGCGGGGCACCCGCAACAGGGTCGTTTGGCTCCATGCTGGGCGCCACTCCGTCGTACGGTGGGGCGGCAGGCGTTCCCGGCGCAGACCGCAGCGGCCAGAACTATGGATACTCCCCCCTCGGCGGCGCTGGGCCGGCAGTAGTGCCTGGTGCGACGCAGGCTGCGTGGGCGGCGCGCAACCACATGGCGCAGGGCGCAAACGGGAAGTGGGGCGCAGCTCCTGCCGTACCTGCTCCAGCAGGCCCCGCTCCGGCAGCCCCTGCGACCCCAGACGCTACTATCATGCCGGTGCCCACATTGTCGGACCCGCTGCCGATGGCACCGTTGGCGCCGCCAATGCCTGAAGACCCGATCAACAAGTACGCGCCTGTCGCGCGCGGTCCAGGATACCACGTGGGCGCGCCTGTCCGCATGGGCTATTTCGGAGGGATGGTGTAATGGCAAACTTCATGGGTCAACCGCCTCGCGGGGCGGACCCGAAGATGCTGGCCAACGCGCTCATGCAGATGAGCGCGCAGCCTGGGGATCAGATTGGTGTAAAGCCTGCGCAGTGGGACCCTAAGCCTTACTCGCAGATGCAGAGTCAGATTGGAACTCCCGGCCCCGCCGGGAAGTCCGGTTTGCAGCGTGGAGCGGGCGCGGGGATGGGGGCGCTCTCAGGGGCAGTGGCTGGGTCGACACTAATGCCGGGCATTGGGACAGCCTTAGGCGCCATTGTTGGCGCCTTGGCTGGCGGGCTAAGCTAGCAGCCCCAGATCTCCTCGGCCGGATACTCCGGGGAGGCGTCCTCGATGTCCTTTTGACGCGATAGCTTTGCGTACAACGGGTTCCGTGACAACGCCCAGGACGGGACTCCTGAGTGCTTCTTCTCTTCCTCCGGGTACTCCCACTCCAGCAGAAGGTCCAGCGTGTGCCGGGCCTTCAGCAGATCTTCCTTCCCGCCTTTCTTGCGGCACACGTACTTGATGATCGTGTGCCGCATCGGGTCCAGGCCGTTCGCCATCGAGAAGGTGAACGGCTGGATCTTCATGTCGGTGTAGTGGCTACCGCCGACCTGTCTTTCGCTTGCTTTGCTCATCCACAGTCTCCTTTGTAACCGCACTCCGGGCACTCCTTGCACCCGTCACGCTTGACCAAACCAGAGCCGCACTCCGGGCACTGACCGATACCAGCTAATTTGTGATACAGCTGGTTGTTCTCCGCTACGTTGGTCGCAATCTGCTCCACCAAACTTGGTCCCAGCCGCTTGACTTCGTACTCCACCACGTCCGCCAGATAGGCTATAGACGACGGGTACAGCCGTTTCTTCTCCTTGCCCGGCACCGGCGCCCAGAACGCTCCGTTGTGCTCCGGGTAGTCCTTCAGTTGTGCCAGCTTCAGCGAGAGCCATGACGGGTCTTCAACCCTCATGTCCAGGGACAAAGCCTTAGCCAGCGCGCCGAGTGCCGGGGAGGCGCCCACCCCGTTAACCCAGACTTCGAATGGGCGTGGGTCATCATCGAGGCACCCGATGGTAATTGAGAAATTGCCGCCGGGATGATCGACCCAATAGGTCCGACTCGGATTTCCGCCGGATGTACGGGGGCGATGTTTGAAGCGCAACGCAAGAGCAGGTTTATCCACATTCACCTTTACCTCCATACTTGATCCGGTACCGGTGCCGGCGGTGACCGGTTTCACTGGCGTATCTTTCGACACTGTCAACACCGCCCCGCGTGTCGGTGACGGGCGGTACGTGGCGACACCCTTCAACCCCAGCTTCCAGGCCCGCCAATACAGTTCCTTGAAGTCCTCGAACGGGTAGTCCTCGGGCACGTTCACCGTCTTCGAGATCGCGGAATCAACGAAGGGTTGCACCGCTGCCTGGATGGCTAGGTGATCCTCCACCGAGAGGTCCAGAGCGGACACCCACTCTAGTCTCCCCAACGGCGGTTCTCCACCGAACTTCTCTTTGTACAACCGGTAGGCGTGGTCCTCCACCACATAGTGCTTTTCCGAGCCGTCCGGCATCCGCTTTTTGCGGTCGTACTTCCAGGAGAACGGAGGCTCGATCCCGTTGGACGCGTTGTCCGCAAACGCCAGTGAGATCGTGCCGGTGGGCGCGATTGAGGTCAAGTGGCTGTTGCGGCGCGCGATTCCTGCCTTCTTGCAGACTTCCGGGATACCTTTCTCTTTACCCAGCTCTTCGGACACAGCGTAAGCTTCTGTCAACATGCCTGAAGCCACTGCACGCGCAAACGCTACAGCCTCGGAGGAGCCGTACTTATAACCCAGCATGATGAACGCGTCGCCTAGGCCGGTAAAGCCAAGCCCGATTCGGCGTTTGGCCATCGCCTCAACCTTTTGCTCGGGCAGCGGCCAGTAGGTCAGGTCCAACACGTTGTCCAGCATTCGCACGGCGGGGCGGACCACCGAGTAAAACTTGGTGAAAGAGAACTTCGCGTCATCCGTGAACGGATGCAGCACGAACCGGGTCAGGTCGATGCTGCCGAGGCAGCAGCAACCGTAGTCGGGCAGCGGCTGCTCTCCGCACGGGTTTGTGGCTTCGATCTTCTCGAATTGGCGCAGCGGGTTGCCGTCGCGGATGTTGTCCAGAAAGACAACACCAGGCTCCGCGTGGTCGTACGTGGAGCGCATGATCTCGTCCCATAGTTGGCGCGCGACGAACTCGGCTTTCACGCCAGAATGCTCGCACTTCCACGTGGTACCGTCCTCCACCGCGCGCATGAACGCGTCCGTGATGCCGACCGAGATGTTGAAGTTGGTCAGTTCACCCTTGACCTGCTTGGCCTTGATGAAGTTCAGAATGTCAGGGTGATCGATTCGTAACACCCCCATTTGTGCCCCACGCCGAGAACCTGCGGATTCGACAGTCTCACATGACTTGTCGAACACCCGCATATAAGAGATAGGACCAGAAGCGTGTGACTTAGTAGAAGCCACCCAAGCGCCCTTCGGGCGGATCGAACTGAAGTCATAGCCAACACCACCCCCGCGGCGCATCGTCTCCGCCGCCATCTCGAGCGCCGGATAGATACCCGGCTTGCCGTTCTTGTCCACGCCCCGCACCGCGTCGCCGACCGGCTGCACGAAGCAGTTAATCAGCGTCGCTTCCAGGTCCGTGCCAGCGGCCGACATGATACGGCCGGCGGGGATGAAGCCGGTCAGCATCGCCGCGTAGAATTTCGCCCCCCACTCGTCCGGGTGGTTCTCTACTGAGGCCAGCGCCCTGGCCACGCGGTGAAAGACTTCCAGCGTGGTCGTCTCCCCGTTCTTGCAGTATTTCTCGATCAGTACGTCTCTACTCACTTCTTGCATTATTTACCCTCCCACGTGAAATGTTGCTCGATCATTTGGACCGCCATTGCTAGCGGTACGGTCACAGTGTCCACACTGGCCGCGTGCGGGATCTCTGGCAGCTCGCCTGTGTATATCCATCCGCGGAACTCGGTCGACCCGTACTTGCGCAACGCCAGCAGAACTAAGTCGTACCCTGCCGCCTGCGCGGACGCAACAGTCTTCGTCGCTATCCGCCGCAGCTCGTGCACGGTGGGCGTGCGGCGGTACTTGCACTCGATGTACACCTTGCGCCAAGCACACTCCTCGACCGCTATTATATCTTGCCCTCCCGCAACCTGATACTGTTTTAGGTTGCGGGCGAACGTGACGCCGGTCAGCGTCTGCATGGCCTTGGCCAGCTCCCGCTCGGTGGAGCATCCCACCTCACGGCAGCGCTTGCGGCTCTTGCTGTAGGCTTTGGCCAGGAAGATGTTGGAGTTGCCGGAGCCAGCTGCGCTCATTAGCGGCCCGTCCCGGACAGCTTGGCGGCCCAAGCATAGTCGAGCAGTTGCTGATGGTACCGCGCGGCGTTGTGCGACTTGATCTGGGACACGTGGCTGCTGGCACCTGCGAGCAGCATGAACACCAGGAGACCCCATACGACACCGATAAGGGTCGGCGTGTCGTGGATGATTTTCTTGATCAGTTTAATGAAGGTTTCGGTCATATGATTCACCTCTCTCGATGATGGATTGGAAAAGTTCGTCTACGTCCTTTCGTGTTAAAGAATACCCCCGCTTGTTGAAGAATTCAACATATATTTCTGGCTCGTACCACGGCTGGTCGTGCGCGCGGCGGCCAAGCGGCCCCGAGCGGCGGTTAAACCGCGGGCGAATCCAAAGCATCGGTAGTAGTGCTACCAGCAACACGAAGCATCCCACGGTCCACGCCAAGTGCGCCCAGAAAGCGTGCTCCGAAATGAACTCTGTTACGGCGTTCATGCTCTCCCCTCCCCCCATGACAAGGCAAATTCGATATCGTCAGCGTCCAGCGTGTCGCTGTACCCTGGGGACAGTGGCGGCGGGTAGATGACGGTGCCCTTGTAGTACCGGATCACGGGCCGGTAGTGTTTGAGCCCGTGCGGTGTGTCCAGCGGTATGCTTTTGCGCCACGTCTGATGTATCTCCACCTCTGTCCGCACCTTGATTAGTTCGCCCACGTTGAAGACTTCCGTGGTCAGTTTCGGACCGGTGAAGTACCGTCCCGGCGGTTTCTCGTAGATTGTGATTTTCATGACGGAATGTCGAAGTTCTCGCGGATTGACTCGGATTTGAGGAACTCCCGCTCCTCCACCGTGCCCTCCGAGAGCAGCCAATACACATGAACCGGCGCGGTTTGCCCGCGTCGCCATACCCGTGCTATCGTCTGGGCGGCGCGGTCGCCGCTCCAGTCTGGTTGCACCCACACCATTTTGCTGAACTTGTCCTGTAATCCGTCAACCCCGTGGCCGGCGCTGGCGGGGTGGAGCAGGATCACGTCCATACGCTTTAGATCCTCCAGCGACGCGTCGCGGAACTCAGCCACCTTCAGGTTCTCGGCTGCCAGCCGCTTGCGCAGTTCGGACACCATGAACTTGTGTTGATACACCACGATGCAGGGCGCCACCTCGCGCACAAGATCGGTGCACTCCTTCAGCTTAAAGTCGTCGAACATCTCCACCGATCCCTCATGTCCGTACAGGAAGCCCGACGCCAGTTGTCGCAGCTTCTCGGTGAACCCCAGGTATCTGTTGTGCTGTGCATCGTCGAGAAGCAGCTCAGCAGCCTCCTCCTTGAGTTTTGTGTACCGCTGCTTAAGGGCATTAGGGTACTGCACGTATCGCGGCGTCTCGGTCAAGTCAGGCAGTTGCCGGTACTCTTCCTCGGGCGCGGTCAGCTCCAACTCCCGCACCTTGTCCCATACCTCGGTCATGTCCTTCCACGGATTCGGCTCCCAGTTTCCGAACCGATCGGTGAACCCCCACTTCGTCAGGAACGGTACTTTCCGCGGCCCCAGTCGCTTTCCGAGATCCGCCACGAAGCATTGGCTCCACAGCTCCTCAATGCCGCCGCGGTTGCGGATGTTGCCGTTCAGGCAGAACCGATAGTCGAACAGCTTGAAGATGTCCTTCATTCCCTGCCACCGCGCCGTCTGGGTGCGGGTAATGTAGCTGGTTTCGTCCAGGATGATCGCCGAGTACAGCCCTATCTTCATGTGCGGCAGCACCTTTTCGAATAGGTCATAGTGCGTTACCAGAACCTGATGCTCGCTCAAGGCTGCCACCTTGCGGGCGTAGATGTTACCCAGCGCGTTGGCCACCTTGAGTGGCGAGGACCAATTGTCGAACTCACGCTTCCAGACCGCATGTGCAACCCGGCACGGAGCCACGATTATTGTGCGTCCGGCGGTCTCCGACCACACGTGCTCGGCCAGCTTGACCATGATGGCTGACTTGCCCGCACCGGGTTTGAGCGTGACGAGACCGCACTTCTTTTCGATTGCCTCCTTCAGGATTCGTTCCTGAAACGGTAATAATGCTCTCATTTTAGCAGCTCGCTCATCGCTCCGGTGGAGATCCAGCCGACGACGATGGATAGGATCAGGGTTTCAATCAGGATCTTGAGTTTTTTCAAACGGCCCTCGATATGGTAAAGCGCACACATGGTCAGGATTGTCAGACAGGTTTCGGCGTAGGTCATGGTTGATCCTCCTTTGCTATGGACAGTAGTCCAGGGAACTCGTCCGAAACCATTATGTTGGTCACCTTTGGATCGGATTCGAACACCAGTTCATACGGGTGCTCAAACTCTGACCATTCGGTTGCATCGAACAGCAGTGTTAGCGACTCTTGCAGTGTCGGCAGCGCACCATACCAGCCATACGCCAGTGTTTTAGCCAGGTACACGGATAGCCCGGTGTCTTTGTGTCTCAGGTACATTCTGTCGTTCGCCATTATTTTCTGTACTCCTTGCCGCTCATTATCTCGGCACCTAGCGGGAAGTTTGGGGCCCATTCTAACTGGTTCTTGAGCGCCGCGTCGAGCATTTTCTGTGCGCTGGATACCGCTTCATCCGGCACTTCGCACACTATTTCGTCATGCACGTGCAGCACGATAGGAAGGCCCATATCCTCAACCAAGGCCAGCTTGTCACGCAACACGTCCGCACACACAGCCTGGGTCAAGTTCTCTGCCCACAGGCCGCCGTACATCTGTTTGCGCGGCCATTCCGAGCCCCCCTTCTTTGGTTTCAGCGACGGATTCAACACGGTTAGATCCAAACCGTATTGCCCGTCCACTAGCTCCGGTTGCCAGTAGGTGAGTAGGCGCCCGGAAGGCAGCAGCACCATCAACCGGTCGCTTGACGCGAAGAAGTTCAGCACGCCCACCGTGCACATACGGCCCCGGTGTATCACCGCCTCGATGGCGGCGTTCTCCAGCTGTTCCCAGAACTTCACCACCGCAGGGTTCGATTTCCGCCAAGCGTTAACCGCGGAAAGCTGTAGATCGGGCGGTAACTTGAGTCCGTATGCCCGCGCCATCCTGGCCAGTGCGTTCACGCCACCCTGATAGCCGCAGGCTAGAGTCTGGACCTTGCCGATGAAGCGGTCCTGCCCGATCGCGCGCGCAGCACGGATGTACGGGTCCTGTCCGGCACGGAAGTCTGCCAGAGTGTCCGTATCCCGTTCGGGCGAGGCCAGCCACTGCAGCATCCGCGCCTCGATCGCGTTCAGGTCACCCCACACAAAGGAGTGATCTGGGGCAGCGATAAACACTGTTCGCAGCGAGAATTTCAACGTGTCTGGCAGGTTCCCGGTCAAGGCGCCCGACATGATCTCGGCTCGTGCCTGTATCGGATCGAAACCTTTTGGGGATCTCGGCAGGTTGTGAATCTGCACGCCTTGCGAGCTGAAGCGTCCGGTCACACGTGCACCGTTGAAGATCAGTGCTCCGCGCAGCCGACCGTCGCTGTATGGGTGGTTCAGATGCTCGAGGAGCTTGGCGTATTTGGATGCGGCCGTGGCGCGGGCATCGTCGATCATCGTGAGAAGATCGGCGGTGTCCGGATCAAGGTTTTCGTCATCCAGCAGATCAGCACGTGCGGCCGCGCCCAGCGTCGGGCGGCCCGTATCCGGGTCCACCATCAGGCTGTGCAAGCGCTCCGGGATACGCTGCCTAATCAGATCTACCATCTTTATGGACCGCGGGGACAACCCTACTCGCTCCCGCACTTGGCGGTTCAACACGTCCTGCTCCTTGTCGTTCAGTGCGATCGCCGCACGGCAAAGGTTTTGATCCACCAGCACGCCTCGGGCGTTGACACGCTCGTTCAGCTCGTACTGATCCTCTTCCTTAGGAGTGAGGACACGGAGACGATCTACGGCCGCCAAGGTGGCGCGCACGTCGTCCGCGCAGTATTCGGCCAAGTCCTGGTAGTCCTGCTCCGTTGGCGCGCCACCTGGCACGCAGCAGCGTTGAATGAGGGCCTTGCCCTTGGGGTTCTTGCGGTGCGGCACGTTCAGGAACCGTGTAAGGTCATCCAGCGCGCCTGGACACCCGTTTGCGAGTGCCTGCGCCTGGGTGCATTTGATGTCGGAGTTGTGCAGCACCTTGCGTTCGAACGCGGCGTTGTGGGCGCGGTATCCAACCCATTCTCGGGGCTGGGGGTTGCGCTGCACGTATACGTTATCTGGGTGACTGCCGAACGCCCAGCATAGCACCTTGACCCCTTCCGAGAAGTACCGCTCCAGGCCGTACTTGATCGGCTGCGGGCTTAACGTTTCACAATCGACGATCTTCATGCTTCACCTCGCACGGCTGCGTGGTCGCCGGTGTCCTTTTCGTGCAGGTGCGCATGCCGGTTGCGGAACGCGTCCACGCTTGCCCGGTTGACCTTGTGGACGATCTCCGTGGCAAGGTGCTTGTTTGCTGTGATCCCTGCCCAGGTGCGCAGCGCTTCCCGCGCGGCGTACCCCTCGCGTGTGTGTAGCGTGTACAGCTCTTCTAAGTTTGGAAAGTTCATAGCATCACCCCAAATATCTCCCATCCGATCACGCCCACGTAGAAGGTGGTCAGCAGGTATATGATCCAAACCCGCCAAGGCCGGCCGGGGATGTAGTCGCGCAACGTCCACAGCATGTAGCAGAGGAAGATTGGCGGGGCCTTGGCCAGCACCACTCCCTGTGCCAGCCCGAAGTTGTTGAACAGGTGGGCGGCCAGCGGGTTGGCTTCAGTGGCCACGCCCGCAGTGATCAGCCAGTAGGTCAGGCCGCCATCCACCACTTGCAACAGGCCAAGAAGGATAATGGCTACAGGGACCCACTTGTTTTGATGCGCGATCTTCCTGTGGTGATCATCATACCTGCGCAGCTCGGCGAAGATCTCGGTGTAGCGATTGGGTGTGTGCTTCATACGTTGTTGTCCTCTTCTGTCGGGTAGTGGGTCGGACAGCTCAACGATTTCAGTAGGTCGTCAAGCGTCTTCGGGCAGGGCTTAGGCCATGCGCGGGTGTCCGCCAAGTAGTTGCGGTCACAGTAGGGCACCTTCTTGTCGAAGTTGATCTGGCAGGTCTGGCCGCAGTATTGGCGCAGCGCCATGCAGCGTGCAACGTTGCGGATTTTGGCTTCAGCCACTTCCGGGATGCGGTCGCCGGCCCACTTGATGTGGACGTCAATCTGGCGTTGCCACCAGGACGGGTCGAACTCGGCGATTTGCGGCAGGTCGGGCATCTCACCACCCACTTCCTGGATGGTTTCAGCGTAGGCCAAGATCATTTTGGCGGCAATCTCGGCGGCGAAGTCGGTTACGGGTTGCGGGGTACATCTAATGAAGGTCATGGTATGTCTCCTATCTTGTTAAGGTGTCTGCATTATGCGCGATCTGTTCGCGCGTGTCAAATCTTTTTTCAATAAAAAAGCCCCGCCCGGTTAGGGGCGAGGCAGTTGGAGGGGTTTTGTTTAGCCGCCAGCTTTTGAGTGTGCGACCACGTCCTTGATTCCGCTGATGATCGCGTCCTTGACCATTTTCTCGGACGCGACCCACGGATACTTTGTGATCCGGAACTTGAGCGCGTGCTCCGTGAACTCGGCCACACCCTCAAGGCGCCCGAACAGGCTGTACGCAGGGTACGCTGACGTGCGGGCGATCTTTTTGGCGATGATGCCTTCGTCCTTGAGCTTGGCGATTACCAGCGGGGCCTGGCCCAGAAGACGGTCCCGCAGCGGTTTGTCGTAGTCGAACTGGAATTCGAAATCAGCCATTGTTCTGCCCCGCCAACAGTTCTTCGATCTCCTTGGGCGTTACCAGCTTGACGAACTCCAGGACCGGCGCATTCTGTTCTCCGTGCTGCGCGTGCATGTACTTGCGCGTGCCCAGCTTGACCAAGGGCTGCGCGTTCACCGCCTCGGTGCCTTCCAACGCTTCACGCGTTGCCTTTGCCAGGGCACCCAGGGCTCCGCGCCAACCGACGCTCGAACCTTCGAACAGGACCGGTACCCCTACACCGTCGAGTAGGGCTACTGCAGGCACGCCCAACTGAGTCTCTACG